CAGTCGCCTCAACGAAGATTGTGCGCTGTTCGGAGATTGTCTTCAATGTATCACCCTCTTTGAATTGAATTCCAGAGTTGATACTTGAAAAATTTTTCAAGATGTTCACAGTATTATCAGAAAGTTTCATAATTAACGACCTCATTTGCTTCAACACGATTATTATATAACGAATCAACCAACTTGTCAACCCTCAAGGTCAACTCATCTAACGAACAATTATTATCCATCACAATATCATAATGTGAACCAACCCAAGCCCATTCTGAATAATGAACTTCTGGATATGCATTGCGCATTATTTCTTGTTTGTTATAGATATTGCACTCGCGAGCAAGCGCAAACCATTCTGGATCTTCACCGCGACGAACACGAACAACCTTACCACCAGACTTTATGATTGCATTAATCTCGTTTGGAAAACGAACATCAGCAATCACGTGATTGTGCCAAGGATTATTCTCACATCGACGCATTGTTGTATGAACCCAGAGGTCAGGGTGAAATACATCACGACCTGCCTCTGTGCCCATTAGCTGGAGTGCTAATCTTGGTGAGAACTCACGACCGAGTTTTTCTGACCACCATACATCTGGTTGTTCGCGCCATGCTCTGGATTCTAAAGTGTCACCCTCAAGCATGGAGCGATTCCAACCAAAGATTGTGGCACAGGCGTCTTTGACGCTATTTGCAAAACTCTCTTTTTCGAAATCATGACGATCGACCAAGAGATCTGCAACTGTGCCTTTACCTGCTCCAATAAAGCCAATCAAACCTACAATCATAACAAAATCTCTTTATCAGAGAGAGCCAACAAAGTTTGCAACGGCTGGCATATCACCAGTGAATGCATAGGTTCCAATGTGATGCGTCTTCATCCATGGGCACAACCAGATGCTGCCGCCCATGTTACGCCACCACTGGCAGAACATGTAGTCTTCAGACAAGTAACGATCGGAACCCTTGCCGCCATTCACAACGCTATCAATGACTGTATCAAAGTAAGCATGGATATAACGCGAGCCATCGAAGTTTGCCTGACCGACATGATCTGGACGATAACGAAGTTGTGGATATTGTTCTTTAAACTTATCAAACACTTCACGCTTGACCATCATGAAGCCAGTACCGATTTCAAGGACTTCAATTGGTTCAGCAACAGAGAACTTCTCGGTGCCAGGAACTGGATTGAAGACAAAATCTCCAGCCAATTTCTCCATATCACTTGGTTCAATGTTTGGGTGCTTCTTCACGCCTTCCTTGATTGCTCCCCACTTGATCGATTTCTTTGGATATGGACCACCAACAACTTCTTTATCCAAAGCAAGAAGTGCGACGACATCTCGCGGATCAAAGTGAATGTCAGCATCGATAAAGAGCAAATGAGTGAATCCTTCTGCGCGCAAGAATTCGTCAACAAGATAGTTACGAGCGCGAGTGATCAGAGACTCATTAAAGATGAATGAGAATCGAACTTCAATACCATATTGTGAACAAACGGATTGGAGGTCAAGACAGGATTTAACATACATGCCATGGGCAGAACCGCCATACATGGGTGTTGCAACAAATAGTTTATTTTTGCGCAACTGTTCAACAGATACTTCTAACTGCATAATTATTCACTCCAGTTGTAAAATTTTCTAATAACATCAATAATCTTAGACTGATCATCGAGATTTTCGTTGACCATTGTCTCTATATAGTCCATGAGTGTCAACGAACCCATTATATTCGAGATTTTTGTCGCACGAGAATTCTTAAATTTATCGTCTTGATCATCCTTGCGATCCACATGACGCTGTTCTTTGGTATCATGTGACGCAGTTAGAACAAGAACTTTAAAATCATTCGGAAACGATTCCGAAAGTTTATCTAAAAGTTTAGCGTTAAACAAACGATCGCCTTCGAAGATCACGTTCACATTTGCATTTTCATAATCTAATTCCATGAAGAACTTCTCAGCGTCTGGTTGTACAGCCATTGACAAACGATCTGTTCCCTGAAACACATTACCATCATTTGCATATTTGCCAAGAATATACAGATTTAATTTTTCTGAATACATGGCATCAAGAAGTTTCTGTGGCTTACAGATCTTCCAATCATCAGCCATCGAAATCAACTTGAACATCAGAGTAGTCTTGCCAGTTGCTGGCTCACCACCCATCGCAATCACTCTCACCATATAGCCTCCAGTCCTTGTTTCGGGACTTCCTCATCATCAAACATCCAATCTAGTTTTTCTATTCTACCTGTTCTCAAAAAGAAAGTAAACTTTTCTTTGTTGATTTTACTTCTAGGAGCAAGTCTTTCATCTAGTGTCTCATTGCGTGCTTGCCATAAGACGTTCCATTCAATGCCAGCCCAACCATCTTGTTCTGCTTGCATGATTTCTTCAGACTGACGATCGAGATAATATCCAAGATAACGTCCATGGTGTTCACGAAAGATTTTCTTGAACGAACAAAGGCAAGTTTCCATCGTGAAGAAATCAATTTGATTTTTTAAACTAGGGAATCTTCCTCTTGTTTCTTCGAGAATGTCTTTCGCTTTACTTTCAAGGTCATCGCATTCTGCAGCAGTAAGTCTTGTATCGTACTTGTCATCTTCGCCGAGGGCAAGATGCAAGCCATTACGATGTGAGCGAGAGCCAGAATAATCAGAAAGCATGAGAGAAGTAGGTATGCAGTTAATGCCAGCAGTATGAGCGAGATGCTGCATATAAAACCAAGTGGAATAGCGACCAAATTTGTGAAGAGAGTTTTTAAGATTATTCCAAAGGTTGTCGAAAGTCCGTTGTTCGTTGTCTCCATAATAATTCTCCAGCACTTCACGTTGAGTTTTTTTGCCAATAAATTTTTGATAAGATTCGAACATGGCTGGCAAGTGACCTTTGTTCCACTTTGTATCTGTTTGGTATCTGAGTCGTTTATAGTTTGTTGAATTCCACCAAGTGATGCGATCCACAGTGGCGAGTTCATAGTCAGGGAATTCATTTTTTAGAACCCATGCAGTTGGTAGTTGATATGTGTTACCATAAAGCCATGCAAACCACAGACGTTCTTCGTCATTGTGTTCGTATCGCTGGTGTAGATAGTTTGTGCACCATACGGCTGGATCGCAATCGCCATATTTCATGGACCATGCATACCATCTTATAAATTGTTCACGTCTTTCTAAATTCATGCAAACAAATCAACTTGATGAAATAACGCATCACGCAGCCAGTATTTGCCAACTTTATTAATTGCATCTTCAGTCGTGGCTTTCTTTTTCGATCCGAACTTATGGGATTCCAGAGATTCATTTTGCAGTTGTAGTAACACTTTCGAATCAGTCGGCAGCGCAATTGAGGGATCGTCTACTGCGAGTTTCCGAAAGATCAATTGCTCTTCACGATTCTTGAACAGAGGTTGATCAGAGCGTAATGATCCAGTAGGATCAACTGCCCAAAATACAAGACCATTTTTCATATGCCATGTAACAGAACTTGGAGTGCAAGAGATTTTAAGCCGTTTCATGTTCTGCATATTGACAGCGTAATCTACATATTGATCCCAGATCTGCGATGCGTATCCTTTACCCTCGCATCCTTCCGCCGTTACGATCTCATAGAGGTTAGTGTACCTATCTCGATTGAATGTTGCGAAAATAAGCGAGACAATCTTACCATTGTCCTCAAGAATCATTGGCGGAGATTTATCGTAGTTCTTAAATCGAAACCAGAGGCTGTGGGATGCAGAAAGAAACTTCGTGTTCTTTCCTTCTGGCGAATTTCTTATCAAATCTTCTACTTGTTCTTTAGTCGCAAACTTCACTGTTGAAGATCCTTTGCGTTATCAATCAAGATGGTTTTCATATGAAAGATACCCTTTGCAACTGTGATGTATTGATTCATTGGAATCTCATGGGATTCAAACAAATCAGAACGCTTTGCAATATCTTTCGTAGAAGTAATTATAACGCCATTGCGCAAAGAAGTAAAGTAAATTGGACGCTTTCCGTTGCGATAGAAACGTAACTTCTTTTCTTTATACAGTTCAATTACAGCCATTGAGGAATTAGGAAACTCTTCAAGTGGAGATTTATTTGCTTGGAGTGTATGAACAATTAATTCAGAATCATTACGAGTTTTGCATTTGTATCCATAAAGTCGTTCCCAGTTCTCTGGCATCTCTTGACTCACAACGCCATTGTGAACAATAGAAACATTTTCATTCCACAGTGGCTGATTGTAAGCAAGATCAGAGGTTGAATAACGACAATGACCAATTAGATATAGATTGCCGTCTTCATTGACGCATGATTGCAAATCAAATGAATCTAGAAACTTGGTTGCTGGAACAGCGTCAATGCGACTATCAATTTGACCACCCTTGACCCACGACACACCAGTTGCGTGCAATCCGCGAATACTCGACTCGCGGAAAACATTCTCAAGCATGATCAAATCAAGAGAACTTGGATTCTCGATGTAAGCACCAATCACTGCACACATATTAAGCGAACAAATCTTCTAGAGTTGAGATCTTTTCGTATGCTTTTGGATGATACTTTTCAACCATCGCCCTTCCACCAATTCTCTCCAGATAGTCATACCATTCTTGTTCGTCCCACATTCCTTCGGAAATACCATTCCAAAGACGTCGTTGAAGTGGGTGTTCTGGGTTCTTTCGACGTGACTCAACATAATTAAATCGATGATCTTCATATTCTTTACTTCCAAGTTCTAGCATCTTCTCACGCAAGTAACAGACAAGACTGATGCGTTCTGCAACTTCATCATTAACTACAATGGGTGTATTGCCGTGAATGTACTCATGATTATTAACCAACAACAAGTCACCTGGACGTACATTCACAGCAACACGAACTTCTGGAAGAATCAAATATCCACCTGAATAATTACCATTATTTGATAGAACCAGAAGATTACTCAAACCATTTGTAAAGTCGCCAGCATCACGATGTGCTGCTGTTCTGAAAGTCTTGTTCACTGTGATTGTAGTAAATACAGTTTGTGGAACCAGAAATGCTGAATCAATTTTATCTGCTGCTTCGCGTTGAGCGGCATGACGAGTTGGAAGCAACTCAGCGAAACCACGATCAAGTGTTTGCAGAAATGGAAATGACATTTTAAATTTGTCGAACGAATGTTGTGTGTATGCAGTTGCTCGACCGTATGGAATTCGAGGATAACGATCAAACCATCCAGCAATACCAGAATTCACCTGATTGGCATATGTGGTGTCAGAAATATATTTGTTTTCGACTTTGTGTGCTTCTTTCTTTCGCTCTGTGACAGAAAGATTGCTGACATTCTCTAACCAGTTTTCAAAACTAAAGTCATCTTGTTTAACAAGAGCAGACAACCAAACAAGACCGCGTGTTGATTCTTTATTTTGATAAAGTTCGCGAAGTCTATCAATTTCTTCTTTAACATTAATTTTGATTGCAGTATTTTCTGCTTCCTTCTGGAAGAGATCAAACACTTGCATCTGAAATTCTGTCACCCACTCACGACCACCGCACTTCTCACCCTTTGGTCCTGCAGCAAGACCACGATTCTGAGTTGGTGTGGCTGCTTCACGCAAGCCAGTATAAGCAGCCTCTTGTTCTTCCTTGGAGAAGAAGTTTTTACGAAACTTAAATGCAATGCTGCTTTCATCTTCATTATGAAGATAGCAATCTGTGTCTTCGTCGATTAAAACATCATAATGTGATTCATCAAGAAATTGTCCAAGCAGATGCTCACAATCATATTTTGTTTTTGCCACAATAATTTTGGTCATGATATTTTCTCCTCTCATGACATTATATATGCAAAGAATTTAAAAAACAAACTCAGCATTTCAGAAAACCAAATGAAACTGTGGGGGCATTGCACCCCCACAGAATGTTATCACATTTTTAGAATTGCCAGATTAGGCAGTCATCGAGACGTTGATAGCATCACGATAGAGCGTCTTGCGAGCGCGAGCAATCTTACCCTGTTCGAGATACTTCTCGAACTGAGCCGAAGGATTGCCGAGGCGATAGGCAAAAACCTTTTCACCACGCGAATTCGTGACGCGATTGGTGTATACAGAGATACCCTCATTGCGTGCACGATAAGCAAGATCAGCAGCATTGTCAACCTTGAACATGGCGCGAATTTGGCGCGAGGTGACAGTGTTGCCATCGGCAAGATAAGTAACAAACGAATCAAGAGCATTAGACATAAAATATACCTTCACAAAAACCCCTTCAATAATGTTACAAGAGCGGGGCTTATCCTGTAACATGACTCTTATTATATACCAACAAGAGCCAAAAGTAAACTATTGCTTACCAACTAGACTGATAGTAAAAATTCCAATCCTTCTCAGAAAGCAAAAGTGTATCGTTGACAATTTCAACAGTCAACTCAAGGTCGCTGAAATACCAATCATCATACTCAGTGCCTCCAAAAAAGAACCCACTGGTCGACGGCAAGAGTTCTGCAGCAAGAGAACGATTCGCCAAGACCTGTTCGCAGAGATTCTTCAACTCCTCAAGTTTTTCTCTGCTGACATAATATTCTTTGCAATCATCTTCGCCTTCTTGCACTTCTTGCACAAACCAACCATGGATTGCATTTGCCTTTCGCCAATAGCCAACACTAGCAGTAATCTCTTTAATAGGATGACCGTTTTCCTGTGTCAGGTAAACAGCCAACTCGGGAAAGAGATTCATCATCTCTCTCTTCTTTGCGAGGTCGGCTTCGTTGTAATCCGAAAGATACCGCTTCGCATTCAAATACATATCAAGACCCATAATTATTGCTTGTGCCTCTCAGCAAAAGTCTCCATCCAATTTAAAAGATACTGCTTGGCTTCAGTTCGGTTTACACCAAACGCTTCTTGGATATATGGGGCTGCACCAAACATGTTAGTTTCACCAGACTCACGAAGTCTATCCAAGAACACATTGACCTTTTCTTGCATTTTCATTCTAAACTGATCCATATCAGCCTCCATTAATCACAATTTGATTGAGCAATTGAATTCTAGAAGTCATCAAATCAGCTTCAGCAAGAGTCTTGACGACGCGATCAATAACCTGCTGCTCAGTCATTCCTTGAAGCTGATACTCCACCATATCCATTGCAGTCAACACCATTTCTTGCGTTTTACCATTCTTGATCACACGAACGGTAAGATTGCCAGTATTTGGATCATTCATCGTTTCCACTTGAACATCATTTTTCGGTACGACTGGAGCAGTTGCCTCCGCATCAACCTTCGTGTACAGATCCAAGAACGCAGTCTTGGTATCAGTATCGAATCGGTTCAAGCACATCTCGATTGCCTTCAAACGATTGTTGAAGATAGAGAATGCCTTGCTGATATGAACAAGACGACGAGTTGAGATAACTTCATCAACCGCACCATCCGAGAAACTCTTGCGGATGACTTCAGCCCACGTGATAAGACGGTCAATGAACGTCGTGTCAGTGATACCAAGAACAGCGAAATTCTTCTCAAGAATCTTGCGCTCAGTAGCAGCAGGAGGATATTCCTGCTCGACCGTGATGGCGAAACGCTCGAGGAATGCTTCGTTGAGCAAGTTTGTACCGATGAACCGACCATCGTCGCTGCCCTTGCCCTTCGTGTTCGCAGTTGCAATCACGTTGAAGCCAGCAGCAGGGTGGACAACTTCACCAGTCTTTTTGTCAAAGTATGGCTTGCCTTCAAGAATCGGCTGCAAGCACAGAATGTCTTCCGTGCCGAGATCGCACTCGTCAAGCAAGAGCACAGCACCACGACGCATCGCTGTAATCACTGGACCTTCACGACGGATGGTATTGCCATCAACCAATTCATAGGAACCAATCAGATCAGACTCATCGGTGCGCTTCGTGATATTGACGCGAATCAACTCACGCTTCAACGCAGCACAAACCTGCTCAATCATGAATGTCTTGCCGTTACCTGACAAGCCAGTGATGTAGATAGGATAGAAGATTCGCGACTTGATGATGTCGCGCATGTCGTTGTAGAATCCGAACGGAACATACGTTTCGTTGCGGTCAGGCACAAATGACTCAGTGACATTTTGCGCACGACGGCTGGCAATGTTCACAACTTGCGCAACCATCGCAGCC